CAAGAGGTATTAAGTATAGAAGACAATTGTTAGTATCTCCAACTGCAAGTGGTAAGTCTGCAATCATATATTGTATTGCAAGACATTTCATATCTATGCATAAAAAGAGAGTGTTGGTAATCGTACCTACAACATCACTAGTAGAACAAATGTCAAAAGACTTTGCAGATTATGGGTATGATAGACCTATTGATAAGATGTATGGTGGTGCAAAGGTAGGAGATACCGATATAGTAGTAACTACTTGGCAGACCCTATCCAAAATGCCGAAATCGTTCTACGATGGTTTTGGTGCAGTGTTTGGTGATGAAGCACACTTATTCAAAGCAAAAGTACTTACTGGTATCATGGAGAAGATGAAAGATATTGGTCATAGGTGGGGATTGACTGGTACATTAGATGATACTCAAACACATAAGTTAGTACTAGAAGGTTTGTTTGGCCCTACACATTATGTGACTACTAGTGCAGACCTTATGGATGAGGGTATTCTTGCAGAACTGGATATACAATGTCTAGTACTTAAATATCCACCAGAGGTATCTAAAGAAGTTGTATCTATGGATTATCCTAGAGAAATGGAATTTCTTGCTGGTAATGAAAAGAGAACTCAGTTTATAAAGAATCTTACATTAGGTCAGAAAGGAAATACACTAATACTATTTCAATATGTAGATAAACATGGTAGGAAAATATACGAGACATTTCAAAAATCTGGTATTAAATCGTTTTTTATCTATGGTGGAACAGATACAATCAATAGAGAAAAGGTCAGAGAGTTGATGGAAAAGGAAGAAGGATGTGTAATTATTGCATCCTATGGTACATTCTCAACTGGTATCAATATAAAAAACCTACATAATATAGTATTTGCAAGTCCTAGTAAATCTAAAATTCGTGTATTACAATCTATAGGAAGAGTATTAAGAACAAGTAAAGACAAAGTAAATGCAACTCTTTTTGATATTGCAGATGACTTGAGTTACAAAAAGAAAGAAAATTATACTTTGAGACACTTTAAAGAACGAATAAATACATATAGTAAAGAAAAATTTAAATACACGATACATGAGGTGAAGTTTTGAGGTGGTACGATATTTTATGGAAACAGAAACCTACTGATACTTGGAAGAATCCAGACCCAGAAGAGTTGACTATTGATAATGCATACAAGACACGATGGATATGGTATCATACCATCCTTGGCATTTTGATTGCAACGACTAACATTCTTCTAATCGCTATTCTAATAATACTGGCAATAAAGCTATGAATCAATACAGATATATAAAACTAAGAAATGGAGAAGATATCGTTTCTATGGTAACTGTTCAACATGACACTGGAACAGTAGAAATGGTACTTCCATGTAACATTGGTCTTTCTCCATCGGTCACAGGTAAGGGGTCAGTAATAAAACTATCTCCTTTAGTTCCTTTTACTAAAGATAACAAAATTGTTATTGCAGCTTCTGAGATAGTTTACACAACATCTATCGGTGAAGAATTCATTGCATTTTACGATAAAGCAATTAAAGATTGGGTTCATCTTAGAGACGAAGTAGGATTGGATATTATGTCTCCTAAACAAGAATTAGATAAAGGTGCAGATGCACTTGCACGAATGACCGAGATAATGAAGGATAGACTCCTTCCAGAGGACGAGTTATCATTTGAAGAAGAATTGGATTTAATGGAATATGAGGATAAAAAGATACTCCATTAATTATGTATTCTCTTGTTTCCCACGATACATATCTAGGGTAACATGTGATTTTAATTCTGTCAAGTAAAAAATATGAAAAAACCTAAAAAAAAGTACATTCATGTAAATCAACACAAGATTCGTTCTAATAAGAAACATGGTACAAATGAACCAGTGATTACTATAAAAGAAGGAAGGACTAATACATATTGTCATGAAGTTAAAATTTTAGGTGAAAGTACAGTACGATATGGTGGTAATGAAAAACCTATATTACCATGTGGTGCAAGAGTTGTTATTGAGACAACAGCAGATATAGAAATAACTTGACAAATAACGATATAATGAGATAATAGATATATGACTAAAAGGACTAAAGCAAAACCAGAACATTATGTAAATAATAAAGAGTTTACCGCTGCAATTGCAGAACATAACAATGCAGTCAAAAAAGCAGTTGCAGAAGGTAAAGAACCACCAAGAGTAACAGAGTACATTGGTGAATGTATTTACAAAATTGCAACAAGACTATCAACCAAACCAAACTTCATTAATTATTCCTATAGGGATGAAATGATTTGTGATGGTATAGAAAACTGTTTGCAGTATATAAACAACTTTAACCCAGAGAAATCACAAAATGCATTTGCCTATATAACCCAAATTATATACTATGCATTCTTGAGACGAATACAGAAAGAGAAAAAACAAGCTGCAATCAAACACAAGGCAATCATGAATAGTGGTATCCTTACAGATGCAGTGAGTAGTATGGAAGGAGACAGTACAGTTTATGATAACTCATATGTTGAATTCCTACAAAACAATCTTGAAGAACCCAACTACAAACCTAGAGGTAAAAAGAAAGAAAAAGATAATCGACCAGTAGGTGTAGAAAAATATTTCAATACAAATAAGAAATAATGGTAGATAAGTCTTACACATATAAAGAAGCAACTCCAGAAGAAATAAAAGAGTGGCAAGAAACCGAAGGTAAATGGTGGGCTGATAGAGCATTATCATTTGTAGCAATTGCAAGTGTACTCCAGTTTTCAACATTACTTTTTATGATGTTTAACTTTTGGGTCATCAGCTTAATGACAAACTAATATATGAAATTTGCAGTATTAAATGACACCCATGCTGGTGTCAGAAACGACAGTGTTCATTTTCACGAATATCAAAGAAGATTTTATGAAGAAGTCTTTTTTCCATATTGTAAAGAAAATGACATTAAACACATTGTTCACTTAGGTGATTATTTTGATAAAAGAACTGGAATCAACTTCCTTTCATTACAAAGAAATAAAGAACACTTTATTGACCCACTTATAGAAAATGGAATGACCATGGACTTGACTGTTGGTAATCATGATTTGTATTATAAGAATACAAGTGAAGTGAACTCATGTGATGCATTACTTAAGTATGATAATATTACAATTTATAAAGATACTATAACTAAAGACTATGATGGTTGTCTAATTACTTTGATACCTTGGATTCACAAAAACAATTTAGAAGATACAATGGAACATATAGAATTGACTACATCTGCAATTGCAATGGGTCACTTAGAAATAGAAGGTGCAATCATGATGCCTGGCTATTATTCTTCTCATGGTACATCAATGAATACATTCAAAAGATTTGAACATGTATATACTGGTCATTTTCATACTGGGTCAACACTAAACAATATTACATATCTTGGTTCTCAGTTTGAGTTTACTTGGTCAGACTATGGTGACCCTAAATCATTTCATGTATTTGATACAGATACTAGAGAAATGAAAAAGATTAGAAACCCTATTAGAATGTTTGAAAAAGTTTTCTATGATGATTCTAAATTAACTCAAGAAGAAATACTTGCAATGGACTTTGAACATTTAAAAAACATGTTTGTAAAAGTTATCGTAATGAATAAAGAAAATCCATATTGGTTTGACCTATTCATTGAAAAACTAAACAAAGCAGATGTGATTGATTTCAAGGTTGTAGAAGACCATGGAAACTTAGGAGACATGTCAGATGAAGATATGGCTTCAGATGCAGAAGATACACTTACCATATTAACAAAACATATTGAAGGAATGGAAATTACTGGAGATAAAACAAAACTAGAAAACTTAGTTAGGTCTCTTTATACAGAGGCCCTTGACGCATAGATGATAAAATTTAAAGCAGTTAGATGGAAAAATTTACTTTCCACTGGTAACCAATTTACAGAAGTCTTTTTAGGTAATCGAAAAGCAACCCTAATCTTAGGGGAGAATGGTAGTGGTAAATCTACAATGTTAGATGCACTATGTTTTGGATTATTTGGAAAAGGATTTCGTAAGATATCCAAAAACTC